GCTGACACGAGGCGTCCTGACCTCACGATCGTGAGATGAGCAGGCTGTCGCTATCGTCTCACGATCGTGAGACGGCAACGTTTTCGATCTCACGATCGTGAGGTTGCCAACAGGTCGCGATTTTCACCACCCGCGAGGGAAATTGTGGCGAGTGTCGGCCTGTATTCAAATGTACGTAACAGGCGGTCAATACCCACCAACAACCTGTAACGAACCACTGAACATGAAGCTCTACGTCGCCTACTACCGCGTCTCCACAGGCAAGCCAAACCAGAAACGCAAGCGCTACCAAGGCATCGACGGCCTCGGCATGGAGGCCCAACAGGCAGCCGTCCTCCGCCACGTCAACGGCCACGGCTCCCTGGTCGCCAGCTATAAAGAAGTCGAGTCCGGCAAACGGAAAGACCGCCCAGAGCTGGCCAAGGCCATCGCCCACGCCAAGCAGGTGGGGGCGATCCTCGTGATCGCCAAGCTCGATCGCCTGGCTCGCAACGTGGCCTTCACTTCTGCCCTGATGGAGTCGGGTGTCGAGTTCGTCTGCTGTGACATGCCGGACGCTGACAAGAGGACCATCCACATCATCGCCGCTATCGCGGAGGGGGAAGCGAAGGCCATCTCCGACCGCACGAAAGCCGCTCTCGCTGCCTACAAGGCCAAGGGCGGCCTCCTGGGTTCACAGAACGCGAAGTGGCAAGAGGAGGCCCCGAAAGACACATCCACGAGGTTCCAGAGGGCGGGCTCGTCCGCCAACCACGCCAAGGCGGCCAATGCCTACACGGACTTACTCCCCGTTATGAGGGAATGGCGGGGTTTTGGCCTGTCCCTAGCGGCCGTGGCGGATCGTCTGAATCAGATGGGCCAGACAACGCGGGGCGGGAGGCCCTGGAATGCTGTGCAGGTAAAGCGGGTGCTTGATCGGGTGGCTCAGCCTGCTTAAAGGCACGCCAGGCGCGGCCGAGCGAGTGGATCAGGTTGATTCCCGGCTGCTGTTCCAACAGTACCTCGTCGATCATCTCGTGGTCCCCGGCAGGAAGGAGCAACTTGAGGCCAATCACGGCGAACAAGAGGGCCATGATCCCCATGCCGATCGACGATGGGGAGCAGCCGTGCACCGGCACCGACCCGAAGACCGCGAGAAGGGGCAAGAGGCAGATGACGCCAATGATGCGGTGCATTGACCGTTCTCCAAGCGCACAATCCGACTTAAATCTGTGTGCTTGAGGTCCGGTTGCAATAAGAAGTGTCCCGGTCGGTGATGGAAAGGCAAGAGCTACACATGCTAGCATGTGTAATTTTCTTGGGCATTTATCGCAAACACAGTCAACATAATGATTTACGTTGACAGATACTAGCATTGTTAGCATCTGTCAAAAGGACACGTGTTCCCCTTGCGAAACGTCTCTTTGGGGGGTTCCAGCCCGTGGAACCTGTCAAAGCTAGGGCATGCCTGCCCATCCCCGCGTCACTGATCTCTCCCCCGATCGCGTAGAGGTCGCCTATTGGGGCCTCCGTCTCGGCTGGCGTAAGAGCAAGATCAAGAAGGCCCTGAAGGAGAAGTTCAACATTGGCTTCCGCGGGGCGCAGGACATCATTGCCGCGGCCCAGAAGAGGCGGGCGGCCGAGCTATTGACGGACCCGGAGGCCGCCAAGGCGGAGGTGCTGACCTTCCTCGATTCGACGATGGCCGACGAGGGCGAGAACACGCGGAATCGTCTGCGTGCCGCCGAGACGCAGGCGAAACTGTTAGGGTTCGTCGCTCCGGAGCAGCATCAGGTGAATGTGACGGTCTCCCTGGATGATGTGGTGGCGGATTTGGAACAGAAGCGGCGGGCTGGTGAGATCATTGACGTTGAGCCTGTTGCTGCCCTGCCTGCTCCGGAGCCCGATGTTCTGCCGGTGCTGCCGATTCAGACTGAGGAGGAGATCGAGCTGGAGGAGATCGAGGCCATTGTGGCGGAGCAGGAACCTCGGCCGGTGTTGAAGCCTGTGGCTCCTGCTGCGAAGCCTGCCTCTCCGAAGCCCGCACCGAAGCCTGCACCAAAGCCGAAGGTGAGCCAGCAGGGTCCTGTCTCTTGGGACGATGATGACCTTTGCGACGAGGTCTGATGTCCGATTCTGCCTCCGCTATCTCGACGGTTCGGGAGGAGATGAGGAAGTGCTACCTCGATCCGCTCTACTTCATCGGGACTTATGTACAGATCGAGTCCGGGGAGGAGCGGGCTTGGGTGCCGTTCGGTCTCTGGCCTGCCCAGCGGGAGACCCTGCAGGCGATTCACGATTCTAAGCTGTCGGTCATTCTGAAGGCTCGGCAGTTGGGGCTCACTTGGCTCTGCCTCTCTTACGCTCTCTGGATGCTCCTCTTCCGGCCGAACAGTTTGATTCTATTGTTCTCTCGCCGGGATGATGAGGCGGTGGAGTTGCTGAAGCGTCGGTTTGTGGGGATGTACAACCATCTGCCTTCGTGGCTTCAGAGCAAGCAGGTGCTTGTCTCGAATGACCACGAGTTTGCGATTGCGAATCAGTCTCGTGTGAAGGCTTTCCCTACGACGGCGGGCGACTCTTATACGGCGAATCTGGCGATTGTGGATGAGGCTGATTTGGTGCCTGATCTTGATCGCTTAATGGGGGCGGTGAAGCCGACGATTGATGCTCCTGGGAATAAGCTGGTGTTGCTGTCTCGTGTGGATAAGGGGAAGCCTCAGTCGCCGTTCAAGAAGATTTATTTGGCTGCGAAGCGGGGGGAGAATGCTTGGGCTCCGGTCTTCTTGCCTTGGTCCGCTCGGCCTGATCGGGATGCTGCTTGGCATGAGGAGCAGAGGCGGGATTCTCTGTCTCGGACGGGGGCGGAGGATGATCTGCATGAGCAGTATCCGTCGACGGATGCGGAGGCTTTGGCTCCTCGGTCTCTCGATAAGAGGATTCCTCCTGCTTGGTTGGTGAAGTGCTATTTCGAGCAGGTTCCGCAAGCCGCTCCTCCGCTGTTTCTGCCGGGTCTGAAGGTGTTCTGTCTGCCTGGGGAGGGGCGGAAGTATGTGATTGGTGCTGATCCGGCCGAGGACTCGCCCACCTCCGACGACTCGGTTGCTATCGTCGTTGAGGCCGACACCGGCGAAGAGGCGGCAACTCTGGCTGGCAAGATAGAGCCGTCCGTCTTTGCGACGTATATCACACAGTTGTCTGGCTTCTATGGCGGTGCACCGGTCCTGGTCGAAAGAAACAACCACGGCCACGCGGTGCTTGTCTGTCTTCGCGGGCAAGTGCGGTGCCTGTGTGGTCTGGACCAGAAATCGGGTTGGCTGACGAACGCCGTCTCGAAGGCCCGCATGTTCTCTGATCTGGTGGATGTCGTGCGGGAGGAGAATTGCGTCGTTCACAATCTGGAGACGTTCCAGCAGCTCGCGAGCGTCGAGGGTTCGACTCTGCGTGCTCCCAAGGGGGAGCATGATGATTATGCGATGGCTTTCGCAATGGCGACGGTCGCAAGGGGGAAGACGTCGGCCAGGGAGGTGTGGGTGCCTCCCTCGATCCCGATCGCTCAGCATCGGGCGTCGTTCGGGTTTGAGCCTACGGCGGAGCAAACTGGCTCTGGGTTGCCGGTTTGCCCACCGGAACGAACTCAGCAGCGGAGGCGGCGGCGACTGTGGCGCTAGGAGATCGGGTGTTGGGCGAGGAAGCGGCGAACGTCTTCCAGCATCCGCTTTGTGTCCTCCTTCGTCGCTACTAGCTCGTGTGCGGCCTTGTTGCCGATCGCCGCCATCGCCGTGACGTGTTGCATCACGGCCTTGTCGTATTTCGATGGTGGCCCCTTGCAGAGGGCTACGTTGAACCCGTCGATCATATTGGACGTGGGTGTGAAGTCCGCGAATCTGCACCAACGGCGTAGATGCTCTTCCAGGACTCCCCGTGCGATGACGGCGGCGGCGACATCGTGTACTTTCTCGTGCAGATATTCGGCCTGCTCCAACATATCATCGAAGACCTTTCCGGCAACAAGATCCTCGATCCGTACGAACACGTTGGACAAAATCGCGTGCCGCACGGATTCTAGCGCTCCCACCATTTCCTCGACCCTAGAGCGACGAGCGCTAGCGATCAGGTCGAACGCGGTACGCCAGGGGGCGCCTTGGGAGCCGAGCAGCCTGTTCACGTTGAGACATCCCGTCTTAAAGCTTGAAAAAAGTCGGTCGTCGATGCGGGTACTGGAGAGCAGCAGGTTTCCTTGTTCGATGAGGCTGGTGATGTAGGGGACCAGTCTCTGTTCTAATTCGGAGATCATTCGATTTAGCCTCGGTTTCGAGCAGCATAACGCCACCCCCTCGGCATTACAATTCCGAGGCGGCAAACCTACAGCGTGATTCCCTAGAGACGCTGTATGGCCCTGCCCAACTTCTTGCAACGAGTTCTGCCCCGCACCATCCGTCCCCGTGGCCCCGTGCCTCCGGCAGAAAGTGGGGTCGTTCGCCTGGACAGCAAGAACCCGAATGGCGTCTTCGCCCTCGCTCCCAATCTCGGTCTCCCTGGCATTCCCCGCCCCTCCGCCTTCCTGATGCGGCTCTACTCGTCACAGGGGCGGAACATCTACCTGAATCCTGACGCTGCCGTCCGCCGCTCTCGCGAGGAGGCGGAGGTGATGCTCCAGGACCCCACGATCAGCGAGCCCCTGGACGAGCGAATCCGGTCTACCTCTCTGCTCAAATGGCACATTGAACCACCAGACAAGTCTGACGCGGCACAGGTTCAGATGGCGAAGGATGTGACCGCCATCATCGACGCCATCCCTACCTTCCTGGAGTATAAGGAACAGTTGTTGATGGCCACCTTCCACGGGAGGAGCGGGGTCGGCCACGCCTACGATTGGGCGGACGTGATGGGGCAGCGGGCAATCACCGTGAACCAATGGGACCCGATCCACGGCGACAAGTTCTTGTTCGACGTGGATGGGGGGATAGGTCTGCGGATCGGCTGGTTTGACGAGATCGACGAGTTCGAGATCGACATGACCAGCGAGGGTCGCGTGATCTGGCTGAACAAGGCCAAGAACATCGCGGGAGGCGGAGCGGCTCATACTCCCCGGCCGGACATGGTTGGCCGCAGCCCGTTCGGTGCGGACCTTATCAATTACTACGTCATTCACAAGCACCAGATTCGTGACGCTGCCCTGGAGGATTTCTTCAGTGCGGGCTATCGCAACGGTCTGGGCATCCGCACGCGCGTCTATTGGGCGTGGCGGTACAAGAATGACGCCCTCGGCTGGTTGCAGGATGCGATGCAGCGGTTTGGCTCGGGTGTGGCGGTCTTCTATTACACGGAAGGGAACACCACCAGCGAGCAGGCGGCGATGAAGAATGCGGAGAACCTGAATCAGGGTGCCGCTCTGCTCTTGCCGCGGCCGATGGAGGGGGACACGCAGGGTCCGTCGTTCGAGATCAAGGAGCCTCCTGGTGTCGGCTTGGAGTTCATGCTCCGGGCCGTGCAGGACTATTTCGACAAGAAGATTGAGACTTACATCATCGGGCAGAACCTCTCGTCGGAGACGAAGGGGACGGGCCTAGGCAGCGGTGTTGCCGATCTCCATCGGGAGACGAAGAGCGATCTGGTTCGTCGCGACAGTACCAGTTTGCAGGAGACGCTGACGAAGCAGCTTGTCGCGCCGATCATCCAGTACAACCGTGTCTTCCATCCGGAGTGGCCGAAGTGCCAGCTCAAGTTCCTCTTCGCGATTGATGAGTCGAATCCGAAGGACACGCTGGAGGCGGCGAAGATTCTGTTCGACATGGGTGTCGAGTTGGATCACGACGAGCTGCGTGGTCTGGCGAATTTGTCGAAGCCTTTGTCTTCTGCACTTCCGGTGGCATCGGATCAGTCGCAGTTGCTTTCTCTGGCGAAGTTGAGTCGTCGCGAGAAGATCGACGCTATTGCCAAGCTGCTGCTCTGGGAGGATGACTGATGCCTGTCTGCTGTGGCGAAGATCGTAGCACGGGCTTTTGCCCGACTTGTGGGAAGAATCTCGCTGACAACCAATTCATCGGCCTGACGGAGCGGAATCTGCGGCACATCCTGGATGATGCCGTGCATAATTTGCGGTGGGCGGAGTCCTCAGTGCGGGACGCCAAGAAGCAGGTAGATCGCTTGCGGCAGGACGTGCTGATCCCGGCAGAGCAGCGGCACGAGCAGGCGGCCAAGAAGCTGCAGAACGTCAACGACGCGATCCGCTACGCTCGTGAGCACGGCCTGGAGTAATCCGTGCCTCCTCTGGCCAATCGCGAGCGGTATGAGGAGGTTCTAGCTGCCGATCTCGCTATTCTGTTCCAACAGTTCGCGGCGGCGACTCTCTACAATCCGCGGCGGGACTGGTCGTCAGCGACTGGCTTGACCCGAGTTGTTCTCATCCCGAGCCTGGAGCACATTTACCAGACTGCTGCCTGGCAGGCTGCCCGCGACACGGGGACCTTCCTGGATCATGTCGCTGTTGCTGCGGCGGCTCGGCAGTGGGCGGTGGGGGCGGCTGATGATCTGGCGCAGCGGATTACTGCTTCGATTCAGCGGCGAATCTCTGATGCTCATGAGGAGGCGAGGAGGCAGGGCACGAGCATCGGTCTTATTCTTCTGCCGCAGATGTCGGACATGTTTGGTCCTGCTAGGGCGAGGGGTCATGCCACGACGGAGACGACTCGGGGCACGACGGCGGGGGAGCAGCACACGATGCGGCGAACAAAGCTCGTCGCTTTCTGGCGGCTGGGGGAGAGCAAGAGCGGGCCTTGCCCTGTCTGCGTGAAGGTGGCGGGCCTGCCAGAGCATAAGTGGCCGGAGTACGCAAGGAATGGTCCCCCTCTGCACCATAACTGCCAGTGCTATCTGACTTGGCACTAGTCGGCAAAGTCTAGAGTGTATGGCAATCAATGTCCTGCACGCTCAGCTTCCTGACACCGATCTCGTGTCGGTGGGCTATCGGACTATCTTGCGGGAGGTGCATGACGACCCGAAGTTCGCGATCTTTGGCGGTAATCTGACGGAGGATGATCTCCAGCGGATCATCACCGTCAATAACACACGCTATCTCGATTCGGGGGATATGAGTGCGTTGGTTATTGGCCATATCGACTTCGATCTGCCGGAGACAGAACGGCCGCCGGTTGTCGGGTTCGCTCGAAATTTCCGACTTACGATGTTCGGCGCGGTGAACCCGACGCCTGCTGTCGAGGCCGAATTTTTGTTCTATCCCGCCATGATCGGGCTTGCCAAGGAATATCCGCGTTGCAGTCCGGAACTGCATATCGACGGGACGGTCGATCCGATCGCTCTGCTTGGTGCAAGCACGCCGCATCTCGATATCGGTTTGATGCTGTCGAAGGATGGGAAGCGTCAGCGGGTCGTGTTGGATGACTCTGAATCACAGCCCCACAGCAAAGATCTGGTTAGCAAGCTCGCAGCAGCAATTCCTGCCGCCGCAACAGAGGAAACAGCAATGGACGAGACTCAGTTCGCCGCGATGTTCACCAAGTGCCTCGAAGCTAGCCCGATGGGGCAATACTTCGCGAAGAAGATGGCCGAGGAGACAGCGGCGACGACTCCTGAGGAAACCAAGACGCCCCCAGCCGCTATGGCGGATGGCGGCACGGGTGGCGGCGGTGGCGCCCCCGCCACTCACGTGCCGGAACTGGGCGACGACAAGGCCAACCTGGCAAAACTGCACGCCGAACAACGCATCAAGTTGGAGCGCGACCAGCTCAAGACCGAGGTCACGCAGCTCCGCCGCATGGCGGAAGATTCTGCCCGTCGCATCCGCTTGAGCGAGCGTTCGGCGGTGCTCCTGCAGCTCGTCAACGTGGACGGCTACCAATTCGACGCCGCAGCGGAATTGGAGGATGTCGTCGACATGGACGACGCGCAGTGGGGCAAGCACGTGGAGCGGATCAAGAAGAACTACGCGAAGGTCACACTCGGCCGCGTGCCGGTTGGGGCCACTCGTCTAGCTGCCCCGGACAAGGGGAGCGAGGACCTCATCCAGCTCTCGGCCAAGGTGAAGGAATACTGCTTCCAGCATCCGGGGAGCCAGTTCGGGGTGGTGTTCGCCGATGCACAAGCCGGGCGGCTGAAGCTGTAAGACAATTCACGGCAGGTATCTGGGCTACTGGATAGAGACGGGCCTTAAGAGACAACGACAATGTTCAGAGATTCATCCTGGGTGGCCGGCGGACAGATCAACCCGGCGGTCTTCGTCACGCAGCTCCACGGCACCGACAACACGGTGGTGCAGAGCGTGGTGGGAGACTGCCCCGTAGGCATTAGTGCGTTCGCACCCTACCAGGCCCCTATTCCCGCACTCGTGCAGGCTTACGCGCCAAACCCGATTCCCTGCGCTCTGACCGGACAGGAAATCACCATCTACCAAGACGGCGAGACGGCCCCTCTGACGCTCGGTGCGGGCGGCTGCAATGCCGGCGACTTCCTAAAGCCGGATGCCAACGGCAACGGCGTGGTGTGCGGGAACACGGACATCTCGGGTGGCGGGAGCGCCCCTTATGGCGCCCAGGCCAAGCAGGGCGGTACGGCGGGCGCTGTCGTGATGGTCCAGATCGTCCGGTTCCGTGGGTAATTCTTAGCGAGGCATTTTCAGAATGACAACTACGTATTACTATCCGGCCGGCGGTGGCAGCGGTGCCCCGTCTACCCACATCGCCCGTCTGGCGTCGGATGCGTTGCAGGTCAGCTACACGCGGGACGTGACAAGGTTCGCGTTGAACAAGTACGTGCAGATTCGGCCGGTCAAGGTGTCGACCGACTACTTCATGCAGCTCGATCCCTACACGCCTGCCCGCGTCACCAGCCTGCCCAACGTCCCGGCTGGCTCGTTCGGCTCCGAGTACCTGTGGCCACGTAACCGCCCGCGACCAAAGGGCGTCAACAACCTGGCTGGCTGGTCGCCGAAGCAGTACACCACGCAGCGGCGGACCTATCCGTTCATCCTTGACCTGAAGGACGAGCAGGAGGCCGACTGGAACATTGTGGCACAGAACGCGAAGTCTGCCGCCCAGAAGGCGATGACGATTCGTTCGCAGTTTGCTTCTTGGTTGCTGTCGACTCCTGGCAATTTCGGCAATAACACGGCAACGGCTACGGCTCTCGCTGGCGGCAAGTGGACCTCTGCGGCGAGCGCCACCCCCTATATCCAGCAGTCGATCCTGGCGGCTGTCGCTCAGATCAGCTTGGCGACGAACGGGGTCGTGCAAACGTCCGACTTGCAGTTGGTTCTGGCGCCGGAGCTGGCGATCGCGATTGCGCCTACGGACGAGATTCGGAACTACGTCAAGAGCCAGGCGAGCGCGCCACAGATTTTGATGCAGGGTCTCGGTCCTGGCACCAATCTCGGCTACGGTGGCTACGGTCTGCCGGAGATGCTGTACGGCGTGAAGGTGGTCGTCGAGGATGCCGTAGTGGTCACGACTCCGATTGGTGAAGCCCAAGTCCAGTCCCGCATCTTCCCGAACACCGTGGCCACGCTCGTGAGCCGCGTGGGCGAACTGGTGGATGCGGTCTCGACGGAATTGTTCAGCACGATCACGATGTTCGAGAAGGAGAACATGACGGTCGAGTCGAAGACCGAGCAGTGGGACCGGCTGACGGAGGGATCCGTGACCGACGACTTCGACCTACAGCTCACCGCCCCCACGAGCGGTTATTGCATTACGGGTTGCCAGTAAAGCGAACTCCTGTTGTGCCGGGACACATGCAGACGAGCCAGCCCTAATCGGCTGGCTCGTCCTGTTTCCTAGTGGGGATCAAACCTCTAGCAGGAGGCCCCCATGCTTGTCGCCAACACTCTCACCGATATCAACATTGCCTCTCCCTACGAGGTCTTCTCCTATACCTGGCGGAATGATCCGGTCTCCGTTCTGTTTAATGTGGTGGTCGGCAGTCAGGTCGATCCCATCGTGGGCGGCGGCAATTATTTCGTGAGGGTGTACCTCAACGGCATTCTGCTCAGTCCCGACCCGGCTATAGCCGTAGAATCAGGCACCCAGCAGACACTTTTTCAATCGCGGCCGGTTATCCTCGCGACGAACGATGTGGTGTCCATCTTTGTGCAGGGGCTCCCGGCGGATACTGGTGTTGACGTGTCGACGGAGATGCTTGCGCCGGACGTTGTGACGCTGGTGGGAGCCAGCAGTTTCTCCACGGACGGAAGCGTCAATGTGCTGGAGCAGATCAGGCTCAACATCATTGCCAAGCTCAATGATCTGACCTACTACAAGCCGTCCTACTCGATCAACGGCCAGAGTGTGCAGTCGACCGAGTACCGCATGGGCCTGCAAGAGGAGCTGGCGATGGTCGAGACTCGCATTCGGCGGGCGAATAGCGACAGCGTACCGGGTCGGCTTGCTCACTATAGGAACCACTACCGTCGGGATTATGGCGGCTCTCCTTTCGTGCCAGGTGGGCAATCAGGAGGTGGCTATTGACTCTCCAGCAGGATATAGCGAACGACGGCGCGGATTTTGATTTTGTCGAGACCGTGACCTTCACTCCCCAGCAAGGCTCTCCTGTGTCTGGGGTGACGGCTCTGCGGCAGGTCGCGTCGTTGCTGAAGCTAAATGCTCTGGGCCTCGAACCGAAGGCCATCACGTTCAATCTCTGGGTGTCGACGTTGAATGGCGCGATCCCCGCCAATGGAGACGCGATCCAGGACGCGAGCGGTCAGAAATACACCATCGTCTACAACGATCTTGAGACGCTGGCTACTCGCTACTGCTGCTATTGCTACGCCCAAGTCGGCTGATCTTTCGGCTGGCTAATCCGCCAAATCTCTTGTATGGACATACTGGCGGACCAGATTCACGACCACTTTGAAAGGTTCTGGCGGGCTCTCGATTCTGCCCCCGTCTCGCCTGCGTTGGAGAAGTGCGCACAGGAGATACGGTCGGGCTACGCCCAGAACTTCGCGAACGATGGCAGCCCGCACTTTGGCGCCTGGCCCCCTCGTCGCGACAAGCTCCCCCACCCTCTCCTTCGCAAGAAGCTGCGGCTCTATCAGGCTGCGACCCAGCAGGGGGCGGAAGGGAACGTGACGGAGATCGGGGCACGAGAGGCGAGCGTCGGTGTCGAGAGCAGCCCACAGCTCCCTTATCTGGGCGTCCAGAATTTCGGCTGGCCTGCCAAGAATATCCCGCCTCGCACCTTCATTGATCTAAGCGATCAGGTGCTCGACAAGTGTGATGCCCACATTGCCGACGCGGTCACGGAGGCCCTGCCGTGACGCTGACTCCTCCACCCAATTCCCTCGCTGAAATCGAGACCCTCCGCACCGTCAACAGCAAGACATTTGACATGGGAGCAGGTGTCTTTACGGCCATCCACGCCATCTGCCCCATTCACTGGCAGGATATAGACGGTACCTGGCAGGAGATCGACACCACCCTCGACGAGACGGGAAGCCCCAACAGCACCCAGTACGATATCACCATCTCGGCAAGTGGGATCGGCTATTCCGACAAGATCAGTGGCGACAGCGTGACGGTCAGCCTCACGGCCATCGGCGATACGCCTGCCTCGCAGTTCAACATTGGCACGCCGGCCATCAGTGGCAACACGGCCACCTGGTCAGACGTGGTGCCCGGTGTCGACATCTACCTGGAGGCCATGCCGGCAGGTGCTCGCTTTCATGCGATCATCAAGTCGGCGACGGCACCGACTTCCTTTACGGTGCAGTACACGCAGCCGGCCTCGTTGACGAGCACGGTCGTCGACATGACGGCGAATGGTACCGACGCGGCCGGTCTCACTTGCCAGGTGACGGCAAGCGAGTCGACGCCGACCACCAACGCAGATGGGCAGACGGTCACGAGTGTGACGTACACCTTCAGCGGCAATGTGAGGGTCGTCAACCCGACGAGCCGGAACGCGAGCTGGCAGCCGACACCGACTTACCCGGTGGATATCGACCCGACCGTGACGGCAGCCATTGCTGCCGATGCGAACGACGGTTTCGAGTACATGTACGGGTCGAAGTGGTACTCGTCCCTTAGTGCCGACAAGTTCGGCTGCAATAGTGGCACCGACGCTACCTACGGACAAAACCCAGGCTGGCGCTGGGCATTGGCCGTCCCGCAGGGCGCGACGATCTCATCCGCCACGCTCTCTATCTATGCCGTCAGCCACAGTACCGGGTTCTATCAGCATGCAACCATCTACGGCGTGGCGGCGGACAACGCGGCGGCTTGGGGCAGCTCGAACCGTCCTAGCCAGCAGACAAAGACGGCCCACAACGCTACGGTGATCTTCCACAATGCGAGCGGCGCTCAGACCGTCACCGTCACCAACATCGTGCAGGATGTCGTGAGCCGCTCCGGCTGGGTCAATGGCAACTTCATAAGCCTCTTCGGAATTCCCACGAACGTCGAGGGGATAACCAACTTTGCCGACTATCACGGCTACCACGGCACGCCCGCCGATCTGGCAACGTTGAGCGTGACCTATACGGGAGGGTCCTCCGGCCTTCCTTTCTCGCCCATGTTCTCGTCTCTGGGCGACCAACTGACAGGAGGACTCGCCGCATGATGCTCACATTCTGGAACGGGATCAACAGCGTGATCGTGCGGTTCAAGCTGCGCGATACGACCCTCTCCAATAATGGCGGCAAGACCGGCCTCTCGAACACGTCCACGGGTCTCATCATTTCCACCATTTCGGATGTAGAGGCGACGGCCACGGCCTACACGTCGGCCGGTTCGACGATCGACACGATCGCGACTCTCGGCACATTCGCGACCCCAACCAACGGACACTGTCGCTTCCAGCAGGTCGACAGCACCAACCATCCCGGCCTGTACGAGATTCAGATCGCGAACGCTCGCTGGGCAGTCAGCGGGGCTCGTGCTCTCTATATCACGGTCTCCGGCGTGAGCGGCGTCACGCAGGAGGATGGGGTGGTCCAGCTCCCCACCGTCAACCTGGCTGACGGAACGAACTCAGCAAGTCCAGCCGTACCCAACGCGGCCTCGGGAGCCAACGGCGGCCTGCCGGTGCTCAGCTCTGGCGCCGTGCCGGCCTCGGTCAGCTCGATGGGCTCTAACGTGCTGACGGCCGCGGCGATCGCCTCTGGTGCCTTGAATGGCAAGGGCGACTGGTTGCTCTCCTCTGGCTACACGGCCCCACCGACTGTGGCGGCGATCGCTTCGGCGATCTGGCAAGACTTGGTGACGGGTGGCGATTTCAGCGTCACGAACAGCATCGGCAAATACCTGTCCGGTCTCTCTGTTGGAGGAGGGGGCGGGGGTGGCGGTGTGGTGACCGGGTACGCCCAAGGTCTCGATCCGGCCACGATGGTGCTGGAGGCTCTACAGTCTGCCCATGACAACCCGGGGACGATAGGGGCGGTGATCAACTCGATCGAGCAGTTCAACGCGACGGCTCTGGCTAATCTGCTGGCTCCGCTGCTTGAGGCTTCTTTGCGGAGCTATCTGAGCACGCTGGGTGTGGTGCCGACGCAGGTCGTGAAGGCTTGGAGGGTCTGATGCCGTACCGGAGCATCTTCTATAACCTGTTGACCGACGTGCAGACGGAGATTCAGGCTCTCATCACGGCAGACAAACTGCCGAATATCGCCTCGAATGCCGTGCTGGTGATGCTGGTCCCCACGTTGCGGCAGCTCGGCGTGAGCAAGACCCCCTCCATCCCCTTCCCAGCAATCGTGATCGCTCCCGCGGCCGGCTTGCAGGAGGACCCGAACGAGGGGACGAACGCCAGGGACGACATCATGTTCCCGGTGAGCATCGAGGTTGTCATGGCCAACAACCAGCAGCCGAATCCGACGAATGACGACCTCTTCTGCCTCTGGACTGAGGAGCTTCATTCTTACTGGCGGCACAGGTACACGAATCCGCAAGGGCCGCCGAACACGCAGTTTTTCAAGTCGGATGTCATCAATCCGGTCTTCGGTGGCAATGTGCCTGAGGGTCTCGAAGCGTGGCTGGCTGGCTATCAGATTAGCCAGCTCGTGGTGAAATTCGTGACCCGCCTCCCGCGTGGTGGCTAGCCACTCAGCAAATCTCTCATAGGAAGAACCATAGGGAGAGATTAAATGGGCGTCCCCGCAATCGGTGCAAAGGGCCAGATGGGCATCGGTGCCTCCCTGCCCGTCACGACACGCTTCGAGTTCACGGATGAGAACATCCAGTGCATCCGTACCAACCTGGAGACGGAAGGCATCCGCGGCAGCCGCTCCCGCATCGCCGACAACATGGTGCCGGGCACCCGCGCCGTGGATGGCTCCTTCAAGACGAAGCCCTTCCCAGCCTCATGCAGGCTTTCTTGCCCTACATCCTGGGTGCTACTGGCACCTCGGGCACCTTTGGCACCCAGTACACGCTGACGGACACGCTGCCCACGTTCTATCTCGTGAAGGATCTCTCCACCGCTGTCTACACCTACAACGGCTGCGTGGTCAGCAAGGCCACCTTCCGCGGCCGGAAGGGCGAACACGTGGAGGCGGAGATCGAGATCGCGGGCGTCGACGAGAGCCAGGGGGCCGCGGGTAGCTTCCCCAGCCTGTCGCTCTCGACGGAGCAGCCTTGGCAGTTCTTCGCCTCGGCGGCCGGCATCACGCTCAACGGTACCGGCAATATTCTGGCCGACGAGTGGGAGCTGGTGATCGACAATATGGTGGACAAGGAGCGGTTTTTCAACAGCCAAGTCCGCACCGCCATCCCGGCTCTCGATCGGGATGTGACGTTCAAGGCGATGTTGCCTTTTACGAGCACGGAACTGGCTCTGTACAATGCGATGAATCCGCCTGGCGTGGCGGCGTCGGTCGTGTTCACGAATGGGAGCAACACGCTTGCGTTCAACATGGCGAGCCTCATCATTCCTGCAAAGACGCCAGTCATTCAAGGGAAGAAGAAGGAAATCTTGCTGCCGTTGGAGGGTGTGGTCCGCAAGCTGGGCAGCACCTTGGAATTGGTGGTCGAGTCGACATCGTAATGCCCAAGATTCAGTTCTCGTCGACCTCTCGGCGGGATGCGAAGTTCCAATTGGAGCAGCATCTGCGGGAGGTGAAGTCTCTGCTGGACGACTGGCTGAGCTGGGAGTGGGATTTCAGCGTCACGGAGGCGGTGGACACAACCACCGTCATGCTTGTCCTCCGGCCCGCGAATCGCCAGTCCAGCCTGCCGCGCATCAGCAGTCCCGCGGCGGAGTACGCGGCAGAAATTGCGGCTCAAAACTATGATGGACAACCACCGGAGCAATCATGAGCGACCCGACCTATATCCCAGATGGCTACACCCGCAAGGGCCTGATCGCCGCCGTCCCCGGCCTGCATGGCGCCCTGAAGTTCGAGTATCGCCCCCTCCTTCGTGACGAGCGGGAGGCACTCTATCGCGAGTCGAACAAGCGATCGCCCGCCGAGTTCAACGGTCTCATCCGCAAGATGCTGGTCAAGCAGCTCGTGAGCTGGGATGCCAAGCATGATGAGAAGGAGTTGCCGATCGACAACGAGACGCTGAGACGGCTGCAACCGGCCCTCTCCACGAAGCTGGAGAACATCGTGGCTGGCTACAGTCCGACCGATCTGGACGAGACGGCCAGCCAGGAAGATGTCGATGGTTACGTCGCCTCCCTTGAGGGAGAGGACGCGAGGCAGGTGGCCGACTTGGGAAACTCCGAAACGGGCTAACCCTTCTCCTCTATTATCCAGGGTTAGCCCGGAACAACCCCTGCTCCCAATGCCAGAAGTTCATGGTGGACTGGCATTGGGATAAGGATTGGAGCAAGCAGCACGGGACTGGCGAGACGCTCGATGATCGCGATGGCAAACCCCTGCCACGCATCGGCGGTCCCCCTCCCTGCAAAGACTGCCCGAAAATGGGGCCGGAGCACGAATCCGAGGTCGTGCTATCGGAGAAGAACTGGCAGACCTACCGTTTCGCACAGGCGGTGAAGGCCACATGCGGTGCTTGTCTCTCGGAGCGGGCTCGCACCGATCCGATCCTCCTCCAGAATCTGGCGGTCGTGGAGGAGGTCACGCGGCAGTATGAGCAGTACCAGCTCACTCAGGCTGTTCTCCTGGCAGCGCCGCGTAGTTGAGGCATGCGAACCTAAAGTATGGTCGCAGCATCTAACGATCGCCGCATAGTCTACCGCCTCGGCGTAGCAGCCGATGCAAGTTCTAGAAGCGCTTTGGACAATTTCGCCCGGCAGGCGGCACAGGTCCAGAGTCGCATCAATCGGGCCATGCAACCCGGCTCCTCTGCCGGTGCGGTCCCTCGCGATAACACTGCCCAGATTCAGGAGAAGCGGCTCCGCGACCTCCAACGCGCCCAAGAGAAGGAGAAGAAATTCTGGGACAGTTTCGAGACCTATGGCCGCAAGAGTAAGACCAAGCGGGAGGAGAAGGACACCAACGCGGCCGATCGGGACGCCCAGAAGCAACGAGAGGCAGCCGATCGCCAGATTGCCCAGTGGAAGAAGCAAGCGGAGGCAGAGGAGGCACGCGACAAGAAGCTTGCCGAACGTGAGAAGGAGAAGCGGGGCAAGGATAACAGCAAAGCCGTCGACAAGTACCTGAAGGAGCAGGAGGCTGCCCAGCGGGAGGGGACCGAGAAGGCCAAGCTGGCACAGGAGCGACTGCGGGATGATCTCGACAAGAGTGCCGATGGGGTGCTGAAGCTCGTCCGCGGGTTCGTCCTGCTGGGTTCGACGGGCGAGTCGGACACGAAGAAGATTCTCGATAACCTGCTGGCGGTGCAGGGGACGATTGATTCGATCCGTGGGGGCATCGACACCTTCCGGAGCATATCGGGCGTCGTTAACGGGCTCCGGGAGGCACGCGTGGCCACGAAGGCGGCAGAAGCTGCCAAGGCCGCCACGACGGCCAGCGGTGTGGCGACCACGGGGGCAACCGCGGCCGAGGCGACGAGTGCGGCGGCTACGGCGGGCACGGCTATCACGAGGGGTGCCGTCACCACGGCGATGCGCCACCCGGCTGGCATCATTATCGCGGGTACCGCTGCCGCTCTCGCTCTGGCTGCCGATCAGGCTTTCAACGGCGGCCGAGTCACCACGGGTCTGACCAAGAAGCTGGCTGGCGGCCTCGAAAGTGCCCTCTACAACGCCACGAAATTGGCGATTGCGGCTCGCGTGGCTACTATGTCCGAGCCAGAGAAGCTGCAATACCAGCGAGAGACCCGCTTCCAGCCTTGGGACGTGTCCGCCGGATTCAAGAAGCCTGGGGAAGAGGATAGAGGTTTCTTCGGTCGCCTGTCGGCTGGGTGGGGGGCCTTCCGGGGAGCGGTCGCGACACGGAACAACACCGAAATCCTGGCGGAGAAGACACAGAAGCAAATCGACCAGCGCCGCCAGGCGGACGAGCGGTCCCTCCTCGAATTCAGCAACCGGCAATTGGAAGTCGGGTTCGAGAGGAGCAGTGCCTTCCGCGACATCGAGCGGCGCAATACGGCTCCCGTCACCCGCATCAGAACCGCACCGAATGGCCGTTTCTTGTCCGAGACAGAGCAACAACAGGCTCAGTCTGCCAGGGCACTCGAATCTGAGAAGCGTGCGAATGAGCAGCGGCTGGAATTTGCACGGCAGCAGCTCCAAGAGCAGCAGACGAGATACGGCGAAGAGCGACAGAGGCTGGAGACACGAACCGGGACGCCCTTCGAGGGCGGCCGGATTCCGATTGGTGCCGATGATAAGGGCAATCGCTATGAGGCTGCCTTAGCAATCCAGCGGAAGATCGACGAACTGCAGGGCGAAATCCTGGAGCGGGAGAAGGAGGGGCTGGAGGTCGCCAAACAGCAGCTCGATCTGGCGAAGGAGCGATACCATTACGCCCAAGAGGAGGCGAACGCTGCCAAGGAGAAGCTCAACCAACGCATCGAGGCGAGCCAGGGCGTCGAGGAACGCATCGGCGAAATGTCGCCTCAGGCGATCGCTCACGCTGTCCAGGCTCGTCAACGTGCCGAGAGAGGAGAACAGCTCAGCAAGGAGGACAGGGACATTCTGCGGCAGGTGGGCGACGAACGCAGTAGCGAACTGGCTAAGCAAGACGCCAGACGCCGTGCTCGCCAATATCTCGGTCAATATGACCAACAGGGACTCATCGGCAACGTCGAGAGGCAGAAGGAAGCGGCAGCCCAGACCGAAGCTGGGACGAAGAGTGCTCGTCGCGACGAGCGGAACACCCAACGACGCCAGGCACAGCAAGAGGCTGAGGAGGCACAAAGGCGGGTGGCCGAGACCGCTCCTGCTCCGGCCGCCGCGGCCGGAGCTGTTGTGCCGCCGGGTGCTCCTCCCACTGTGGTCCCTCCTTCGTTCTCACCACCGGCACCTACCGGGGCTGCTCCCGCGGGCGGAGCACCACAAGTGGTTGTGCACCGTTTCGTTGTCGAGGGCAGCTACGAGGTGAACGGGGCTGTCGATGTGCGGGATGATATACAACTCGCCGAACAGACCGGTGTCGAGTTGGAGAAGAAATTCGATGGGCTAGAGGCTCGAATCCTCAAGGCCGTCCGCAAGATGCTTGAGAATGCAATGCGGCAGGTGAACACTCAACACCGCGTCAATGCCGGCGGCTGAAGATAGAGTATGGCCACACCTGGCACCTTCTACTCCTACAACGGTTACACCCATCTGCCCGGAGAGGTGAAGGCTGCCTTCCATATTGAGATGCTCAAGAACGAGGCGGAGTACCCAATCGCCCAGCTCATCCGCATCGAGCTTGAAGGGCGGCTCCTGGCCAGCAGTGCCCCGACCGGGTCGGAACCGCAAGTCTACTTCACCAGCCAAATCAACGCTCTGCGGCAGGCATACGTCAGCGGTGGCAACTTCCTGATGACGCTGAATGCTGGCTCGACCAGCCCCCTGTCTGTCTTCGATGGCAAGACCCTCGGTGGCGTGCGGGTCGTCAGGGGGCCAGAGTTTCCCGATTTGGGGAAGGCTCAGTACGCTGCGATTCTGGATTACGCCATCACCCTGGAGGCCGAAGTGCCCGTGACTGGTGCGGCAAGTTTCCTCTGGTCGTTTACGGAGTCGTTGGAATTCGAGGGGGACGGCGGCTCGGCTACCGATGTGCTTGTTCCTCAGACGGGGCTGCCAGTCCCGCAGACACTCAAACAGTTCACACCCATGCGTGCCGTGCAGCGAGGAGAGGTAGTAGGTTATCTCTACAAGCCTACTGTGCCGTCGCCTCTGTGGCCCCGCCCCATCTACCAGGGGCAGTACACGAAGCTCGGCAAGGTCACGCCGCATGCAATCGGCAGGGGGAAGGACAGAGCGTACAAGCTGTATTCCCGATCCTGGGAGTATCACTTCGTCAGCCCGACGCCTCTGGATGCTGATCCGACTCTGTGGCCGACGAACCAGTAGCCGGCCGCCCAAACCTAGGGAGAAACAATTCTCTCAGGTATCGACATGGGCTCGCAAACAAAGAGATGGCTCGGCAACGCCGCCTCAAAATCCACGGTGTGGGCAATCTCCCCGCCCGTCACAGCATTAGCACCCACCTGGAATCTCACCCTCAACGGGAAGACCCTCTCTGTCCTTAGCAATGGGACGGCCGGAGATGCTGTGAGCCAAATGCTCACCCTCTGGCAGAACAGTGCCGAGCCAGAATTCCAGGAGATCACCGTCAGCGTCCCTACCGCGTCCAACCCGGCGGACAATCCACAGGGGCCGGGCACCAACGAGATTCAGGCCCTATATCTCGTTGGCAACCCGACCGGTGGCAGTTACCAAATCTCGTGGGGAGGCGCGACCACACCTTTCTTGCCCGATCCGGCCGTAGCAATTGCCGCAACCCCAAGCGGCCACGCTGGCGTCCTCAATGGGACCTACCGTTATACCTACACCTGGCTCAACCTGAATCCGCTGGGAGAGGTGGGCGAGACAGCACCCGTCCCGATCGAGGGAGTGATCTCGGCCACGAATCAGACCGTTGTGTTGACGATCCCGCCTGCCCCGGCCAACACGGGCTGCATCGGTCGCCGCATCTATCGTTCACCTGCCGCTGGCGCGAAGGGCTCGGAGCGGCTTGTCACCACGATCTGGGACAACTCGACCACGCTTTACACGGACAGCCTGCTTGACAACTTGCTAGGTGCACCGCAGCCGACAAGCAACACCACAGGGATCCCGTGGAATGCCACGGCCACACAGTTGCAAGCGATCTTGCAATCCTTGGAACCATTCGGCCCCGGCAACGTGGTTGTCAGCGGCAACGGGACGGCCGTCTCGCCCTGGCTGGTGCAGTTCGCCAATATGCTTGGCGCACAACAGCAGAAGCTCATCAAGACTGGGCTGCAATCCTACGTCTACCCAATCACCATCCCGGCTGGCAGCCCGCCGACTTTGATCGTGACGGAGGTCCAGAAAGGTCTGACGCCAAACGCACCGGCACCCCAAGACGGAAACACACTTTTGCTGGTCGGCACCTTAGGCATTCCGTTCTACCTGACGAGTGCGGTAGCGGGTACGGTCCAACCGACGTTTACTCTGAATCAGATCGCGAGTTGGGGCCAGCAACAGCAGCAGAATGTGTTGTCAGTCAACGTCGTGCCTCCGTCCCTAAATATCATCCGCCTACAACAGGCTCGAAAGGGATCGAACGAGGTGCAGCAGATAAGCATCTCCCCCGACGCCCTAAACGGCTCATATTTCGCCGTCTCCTTCGAGAACGAGACGACCAACAGCATTCCCCTCCCGCCCAAGCCACCGACTTTGGCAACCACAGGAAGCTCGGACAATCTGACCGGCAACTACTATTACGTCTACACCTACCTCACGAGCACAGGGGAGACGGAGTCATCAGCACCCTCACTAGTCATTTCGCCCTCTGCGCAGGAGGTCACCGTCACGATTGCGAACGGCCCGTCCGTCGTGACAGGCAAACGCATCTATCGCACCAAGGCGGGTGGGGCAATCACCGGCCCCTACTTCCTCGTGACAACTGTTGCGGACAACACGACCACAAGCTATACGGACAATAACACCGACGCCTCAATCGCGACCAACCCACAACCGCCCACCACAAATGGCGTCTTGCAAGGAGAATTGGAGGCACTCACCGCTGTCGGCGTAGGGAATGTTCAGGTGAGCGGCGCTAACTTTGTCGCAACGAGCGGCATGGCCATGCAGACCACCTTCCCAGCCAGTCCACCAGTAATCCCTACGGCTGCCATCACCAGCAAGCCGGGTCTGCTGGCTGTGGCAAGTGCGAATGGCGGCACGCTTTCCACGGGCACCTACTATTACGTCGCGACTTCGATCGACGCGCAAGGGGAGACGCTGCCTGGCTCGGAGGTGGTGGTTTTCGTCGAGGGGCCGACCGGCCGAGTCACCTTCTCGTGGAGTGCCGTTACTGGTGCCCTCGGCTACCGCATCTACCGAGGGATTGCCCCAAGCCAGGAGAATGTCCTGGTCGGCGTCACCTCCGGCACGACCTTCACAGATTACGGCACCTCGCCGACTCCGATCAGCTATTTTGTCGAATTCATCAACAGTCTCGGCAATGCACCCCAAGCCTTGCTACAGGGCAACTTCACCGGTGTGACGGTTCTACCAACCGTCACGATCGTTGAGTCACAATCGGGGTTCCCCGTCCAGAACGAGATACAAGCGGTCGGATGGGTGCAGAAGTATGGCATCTCGCAGCCGGGTAACTCCAGCACCTACACGATCTCGCTTCCAGACCTGAACGTCACCACGGGACCGATCCCCTGGAGTGCTAGTGCTGCTGGAGTCTTGAACGCCCTTCAGGCCGTTCTGCCCCTACAGCACTATTTCGACATCACTGCCACAGGAGTGAAACTCAACAACGCTGGCAGCATCGTTGCACTGACCTACACCGGAGGGCTCGCTCTACGGGAAATGTCGCTAGCCGTTGTGAATGTGGCTGGAATGACACCCGCACCGGGTGACACGCTCACCGCGTACAACGTGCGAGCGGCACAAGGTTCCCCCGTGGGGCGCAACGAGATCGTCGTCGTCACACAGAACGATAATCCGAGCAGCGGGACCTTCAGCCTCACAGGGACACTGAGCACCGGCAACACCATTTCGGCCACGGGGGTCGCCTATAATGCGAGTGCTGCAACGCTGCAAGCGGCATTCCCGGCGGGCACCGTCAATGTCAGCGGTAATGCTGGTGGCCCTTACACGATCGAGGCGGTCGGCGAAGCGGCAGCCCAAAAGGTTGTTTGGGGCGCCACTAGCAGCTTGAGTGTTGGCTCCCCGCCAAGTGGCTCTCCTCCAGGCTCGAATGGTGCGGGCGTCGACCCACCGATCGTGACGCTACTGCCCGCCTCGCTGGGAGGCATCTTAGCGACGGACACGTACTATTACAAGGTGACAGCGGTCAATGCAAACGGGGAGACGACCGGTAACGAAGTCTCTTGTGCTGTAACCGGCCCCACCGGCAGCGTGGCTCTCTCCTGGAATTCGGTGCCGACTGCTACCTCCTATAGCGTCTACCGGGGGACGAGTTCTGGCGGCGAGAATCTCAAGATCGTCAATGTGACGACGACTTCGTACACAGATTATGGCGGCTTGCACACCTCGGCCAGTCCTCCGAGCAGCAACACGGCTGGTCTGACTCCGCCGACTATGACCGCTTCCCTGTCCTACCAATATGGGAGCGTGATCGGGACCGGGACTTTCTACTACAAGGCGACCGCCTACACGACGACGGGGGAGACAAATGCGGGCAGCGAGGTGTCCGTGACCGTCCCATCTCCTGGCAATTACTCGGTCTTTATCACGGTCAACACCGTGGCGGGAGCGTCCGGGTATAAGATTTACCGCGGAACGAGTTCGGGGAGCGAGAACGTTTTGGTGGCGAACATCCCCAGCAGTGCTGGGTCGGGCAGCTCCTATGGCTTCACTGATTCTGGGCCGGTGAATACGAGCCAGTCTCCGCCGGTCTCTGGCGGTCCTGGTGCTCCCTTCATTGATGCCGTAGTTGCGAACCTAGGGAGTCCGCAGATCGGCGTGCTTGCACCGGGCACCTACTATTACAAGACGACAAACACGCTCAGCGGTGTCGAGTCAGGCCCCGGCAACGAGGTCGCGGTCACGATCACGGCGTATGGGCAGAGCGTGCAATTGCTCGGCAACGCGGACGGATCGACGATCACCACGAATTTCTATCGTGGGACCTCCTCTGGGGGTGAGAACGTCTTGATCGGCTCGGTCACGCCCTCGCAAGCGGACAACATCAGTACACCGGGGGAGCCGGCCGATTGGAACGCTTATTTCTACGACTACGGTGGATTGCATACCTCCGCCAGCCCACCAAGCAGCAACACAACCTCGATTGCCGTACCGACGCAGACCGGCCCCAATGTCGTGTCCAGTGGCGGGGCGCTGGCAACGGGAACCTACTACTACAAAGTGACTGCCACGACTTCTGCGGGCGAGACGACGGGCAGCAATGAGGAGTCACTCTCGATCACCGCACCTCAAGTCCCGCAGATCATATGGACCACGGACACGGGGGCCACGGGCTACAAAATCTACCGCGGAACGAGTGCGGGGAGCGAGAACGTCCTTGTTGCCACAATCACGAGTGGCACCGTCACGTCCTTTGATGATTCTGGTCCCATCGACACGTCGGCCAGCCCGCCGGGCGGCAACACTGCCATTATCTCGGCCCCTGTTCTGGTCAGTGCCACCCCTGCAACGAGCGGCGGCGTGCTGGCGTCGAACACCTATTATTATGAGGTGACGGCCTACACGAACGCGGGGGAGACGGTCGCCAGCAACGAAGTGAGTGCGACTACGAGCGGTTCGACCGGCGACGTGACTCTCGTGTGGGACGCCGTCACGGGCGCCGACGGGTACAAAGTGTATCGCGGGACGAGTTCTGGAAGCGAGAACAATCGGCTGGCTACGGTGGGATCGGGCGTCACGAGCTTTGTCGATATTGGCAACGCCTTCGCCACCTTCTCAATCACGGCCCTAATCACCGGCCTTACCCCTCTGAACGACACCCAGCAGTTGGCTGTCGCCAATGCGGGAAGCGGGACCTTCACCCTCACGTTGGAGAATCAGACGACCGGCCCGCTGGCCTGGAACATTAGCGCGGGGGCCTTACAGACCGCCTTGGCTGGTCTGGTAGGGAGCGGCAACGTAGTGGTCACGTCGGCTGTCTCCAATGGTCTTGCCACTTACACGATCTCCTTCGTCGGGCAACTGGCAACGATTGGACAGGGGATATTATCGGCTAATGGTATTGGGTTTGTGTTCCCGCCGACTGTGAACAACAGCTTCTTGCAGGCACCAATCGGGCTGACTCCGATCGAAAGTATAGGCGGCAGCCTGCCGGCAGGCATATACTACTATGTCGTCACGGCTTTTGGCCCGAACGGGGAGACGACACCAAGCAACGAGTGCAATGCCCAATCGTTCGGCCCCAGCGAGGCGAACCGCTCGATCGACTTGTACTGGGCTGCGGTAAGTGGGGCCACGGGGTACAAGGTGTACCGCGGAATAGCCTCTGGACTGGAAAACCAGCTTATCGGCGTAGTGGCGGTCCCTGGGTTCCTTGATGACGGAACCAGCACGCCGCAGAACACTTTGCAGGGAGGCTCGACGTATCTCGTCAATTACCAGGGAACCCCGGATTATATCACCCTCAGTTTCGGTGCCAGCACGACGCCGCAGCTAATCTATAATGCCAGTGCGGGCACCGTCCAATCAGCCTTGGCAGCCCTCAGTAGCGTGGGTACCAGCAACGTGACTGTGACGGGAAGCCTGCCCTGGAGCGTCGCATTTTCCCAGGCCACCTGCACTACAGGCACGCTGTCCGGGGAGGTCGTATCTCAAGGCGGTCAGGCAAGTGGGACCACGCCGAATGTCTACACGGTGCTAACTCAGAATTCTGATGCTGGGACCTTCTCTCTCAGCTACGGGAGAACGGTCGTGCTGCCCTACGACGCGACCGCGGCTCAGGTGCAGGCAGCTTTGGCTCCCACAAACGTTGGTGGCAGTGTGACGGTGGTGGGAGGTTTCGCAGGCGGGGTCGGATCGTGGCAGATCACGATCACGCCCACTGCACAAACGCAAGGCTTCACTCTCACAGGTGATGGCTCGGACCTGATCGGCATCTCATCGACGGCACCTGTGTATCCGCAGGTCTTCTCGCTGGCGACTGGACCCAATTTTTATGACGCTCCGGCCAATTGGTCAGGCCACACGCTCCCTGCCCTATATCTCTTGCCACCGACAATCAACATCGTCGCACCTACCGCAACCAACGCCTCGTTGATCGCAGGAACGCACGGCTCGCTAATTTCGGGGGCCACCTATTACTACAACATCACGGCTTTGAACGCGAACGGTGAGTCCGAGGCGAGCCAGACGGCAGCCGGTGTGCCATTCGCTGGAGCGAAGATTTATTTTAACGGAACGCCGACAGGGGGTGCCTACACTCTCTCATATGGCGGACTGACGACTGGCTCTATCTCCTACAATGCTAACGCGGCAACAATCCAGGCCAACCTACAGAGCCTGCTGTCTATCGGTCCAGGCGGCTGCACGGTGATCGGCGCGGGCACGCAATCGAGCCCCTTCTGGTTCGAGTTGGCTGGTGCCCTCGCGGGCAAGTCACCGACGGCGCTGGCCGTAACTCCGGTCGGACTCCAGGGTGCCACCATCAGCATCTACAACACCGATATGCGCTCGCTGGCGGTGTCGTGGAACTACGTCTACGGAGCCACAGGCTACCGGGTCTACCGCGTCATGGGAGGCGGCACCGACACTTCCGCCGGAGCGTCGGGTCCGGAGTACATGGTCACGACTATTACGAATCCGGACCAAACACTGTTTATCGACGACGGCACCTACACGACGACGGCGGAGCCGCTGCCAGGCGGATCGTTCCAGGTAGGCACGGCGGATGGGGACAACCTGATCTTCACCAACTCCGACGTATCCTGCCTGTACGGCATCGCCTCCGATCCAAGCAGCGGCTATTCGATCCACGGCGGATATCGGGGCCTGAACTACGGGCAGGTGGCCTCGCTTACGGCTGACTCGACCTTCACTGGCTTTATCGGCCTATTCCCACAGAACACGAATGGCTACGCTGAGTACCGCCCGCTGAACCTGACGATCCAGGGACCGCCGGGTGGCATCTTCAGCATTTCCATCGGCACAGGGACGAGCGGCGGCTCTGGCTACATCAGCCTAGACACGGGCACGTGCCAGATCGCCATGAATATCGCCAAGCTGGCTGTCCCGGCTGCCACCGAGGTCGCTCTCTCCTGGATCGGGAACAATGCGAATAGTGAGATCGACCTAGCCTACGGCATCGTGGGCATCGCGAGCCTGCCCGGGCAGACGGCTGCGCTGGGCACGGTGCGGCAGGGGTACACGACGAATCAGAACACCGACACCACGCTCTACATCGGGGCGGGAGCAGCAGTGTCTCTTCTTGTACTGAATGGCGGGGAGGCATTCGCTTCCTCGACCATCACGACGATCAAGGGGAGCGCGGGCACGATCTTGCAGGACGGCGGCGGGGCGGTGGTAATTACGCTCGTGAACTGCACCTATACCAGCAAGTCGACGGGTGAGATTGACTCGCTGACTGTTTCCTCTGGCGGCGTCTTCGATCGCTCTTCCGATACCCGTGCTCTCCAGATTGGACAGGTCACGCTCTACAGCGGTGCCAGCTTCCTCGATCCGAATGGGACGGTCACGACGGCCGGACAGCCGTACATCCAGCTCAACACGGTGCAGTGCGGCGACGACGACGTGACGCTGAAGCTCGGCAAGAATCTGGTGATTCAGAGCACGCAACTAGGCTGATAGGCAGGGTAGGAAATGGCCAACGCCCCACAGGGGACCCTCACGTACGCGGGCGGCATCACACCTGCACAGGTCCTCTATTTCTCGGCATCCTTGCAGCATGGTCTCACGCCGAACATCATCAGCGCTCGCATCATCATCCCGCCGACCGGATTCCTCAAGAACGGCAACCTGATCCTCAGTTATGGATCGACCACGATCACGCTGCCGAATTGCACCGTCGCCAAGATTGAGCGGCCGGACGACGAGAAGCTGGAATGGGATATCACCATCCTGGACAGGCGGTGGCGGTGGAAAAATGGCTCGATCTCCGGTCTCTACAACCAGCGGTGGAAGAGCGGCACGGAACTCCGGAAGGAGACAATCCAGACACCTAGCCAGCTCGCCGCTATCTGCCTGAGGGCGATGGGGGAGACAGGCTACGTCCTCGGGGCCATCACTGCTTTCGATGGTCTGTCCTACCCGGAAATCTCCTGGAACTGTGTGAACCCGTCGCAGGCCCTGCAGGCCCTCTGCGAACGGTACGGCTGCCGGGCAATCTATCGGTGGAGCACCAACAGCGTCTGGATCGTCCAAGTCGGCGTGGGGGCGCAGCTCGATGTCTCTGGCGACATCCCCTATGAGTACAACAGCCTCACGTGGGACCCGCCGGAGGTGCCAGGCACGATCGTTGTCCAAATGGGGCCGACGAGTGTGCAGTCGGATACCCCCCTAGACCCAGTCGGCGTCGACGTGGACGCGACTATCAGGTCTCTGCCCAAGCTCTCCTACGCGCCGGATGGGACCTTCCGCGATGCCAAGGGGAACAAGGTCGCTGTAGGAAATCCGCCCCCCGACCTGAAGACGGGCGTTCCGTACATCGACAAAGTGTGCGGATACTGGCCCTGGCTGGGCCTCGACCTGTATGGGCAGCCGGCTCCTTATCTGCGTCACCTGGCGGCGGAGAACGTCTACCGATTGTGGCGGATTCACCCGCCCCAGAAGTTCACCGGCCTCAACGCGGCGTGGGGCGACTCCCGCAAGAAGAAGGCGGAGGGGACGGCACAGACCGACCTGGAGACCTTCCCCGACGTATCGCAGGTGAGTGCTGGCTCGTGGTTGTGGCGGCTGGCACTTCAGAGCGAGCAGAATGACAGGCTCGACAAGCTGGCCAGCCCCTTGAACTCGCAGTACGACGAATTCAACCAGGAAGTCTCCTCTTCCGCTCTGCCGGCCTGGGTATATGGGCAATACTACAGCGCAAATGACATCAGCGGCAACGTGCTGCTTGACAGCCTGGATGAGGATGGCAACTTCATCGCCGGGTCTGGGCTCAAGAAGCTCGATCCCAGCCTCATCGTCAGCACGGCCAAGTTGAATGCCTCGACGGCTCCCGGCTACGACGCCCCCACGACCGTGAGCCGGAAGGTGGCCAGCAGTGGTTTCTACAACGGCAGCTTCACCATCATCCCGGAGTGGGGACTCGTGAAGTTCTCCGAGCCCGTCTTTCAGCTCTGCGCTCCGAAGAAGGATGGCACCACCTGGAAGCTGGCTAATGGCGACCCCTTGCCGGGCAGCTACAACAACTACCCCGCGACCCTCTGGCTGCGAACGCGGATGTTCCTGCGCGATCCGCAGACCCGCGGCTGGGTGCGGGCGGAGCGAGTGCGGGTCCTCGACAAGAGCAATCCTGTTGTCGAGTACGCGGTTCGGGACGACATTTTCCTGAAGATGACCTATCGGTTCAAGGGACCGCCCAACACGACCGTGGTCCCACCGACCTTCAACAAGGCGAAGATCGAGAGCAATTGGGACGTGGTCAGTGCGGCTGCGGATGCCTACCTCGACGAAATCGAAGCAAGGTACCAGAATCGGACGCCACAGTCGGTCGTCTATATCGGTTTCATCCCGCTAGACCTAGATGGGGCAATTAGGGAGATCACTTGGTACACCGACGAGCAGGGTTTCGCACGTACCCGCGTCTCCCGCGACCAGGAGTATCTGGTGTGGCATCAAGACTACGCTGAGCGGCGTCTGGCCGAGCGGACGAGGGCAATACTGAACCATAAGCCTGACCCGACGCCGCCACAGCAGCCCAATGCGGGAGGTGTATTCTGATGCCGACCACCTTTATGGGCGTGAAATACGAGCATCTCGTCTGGAATCGTACCGATCTGCTGCTCAACAATGGTGTCGTGGGTTATGAGGGTGCCCTGCCTCCCCTCGTGAACGAGCAATTCCCGCCGGACCCCTCTTCCACCTACAAGGGAGAGACCATCCCTGCTTTTGCGGCGATGCGCGTGATCAACAACCCGATTATCGTGCAGGATGGTGAGAGCCAGCGCATTTGCTGGCCTGTGTGTCGGCCTGATGATCAGAGCTTCGCGGTGCAGGCACGAGGCTTTCATTTTATCAATGGGCCAACCTCGATTCCGTTGGGCGGAATGACGGAGGCGACGAATCAACTGCCATGTCCCGCACTAGTTGATGTCACAGTGGATCAGCCGACCCTCTATGGGAACGTCGGCACGATTGTTCCGAATAGCCAGACGGCCAACGGCTTTGGCATCATCGGCAACTTGCTTGGCTACGTGAGCGGGAGCTGGGCTCTGCATCCGGCTGGCGATATCATTCTGGGACAGAGCATCATCCCTCAGAACATGTTCTCTATCGCCAACTTCTCTCTGCCTGGGGGCGGCTCCGGGAATCTGCTCGTGTCTTCGATGCCTTATGTGGTAATTGGCCAGCACCCGATGCTGAACTTCGATCTGCCTAAGGGGCAGTTCGAGTATTCAGGGAAGATCTTTTGGATTGGGGAGGGCGCGATCGGCTTTGGCTCGGTGGTTAGCGATTGAGAGAAGCCCCCGAGTTCTGCCCGCGGGCTCACAGTTAGTGCCACCCTTCTTGCTCTTGTGTGGACGGAGCGAGGGCGTCTGCTTGCAGCTTGGCGATCTTGTGGAGAGTGTCGCGGACTTCGGGCATGACGCGATCTTCTGCCTCCTGTAGCTGGCGGGCCTGCTCCTCGGGGTCGTGGACTTCTTGTTTGATGATCGCACACTCCTGTCTCCAGAGCCAGCGGATTTGGTCGAGGTGCTGGCGTTCGTCCTCTAGCTGCTCGGCGAGACTGAGTGGCCCAGAGGGTGTCTTGTACGCTTCCAGCTCGTGGCGGGGTCTCCCGAGCCAGAGGGCGAGGGCGAGTGCGGCAACAAGTCCGAGCGAGGTTACGATTCTCATGGCAGCGTCTCCGTTGTGTTTGTTGTGGTCGCCCCGCCCTTTTTGGCAGGGCGTTAATGACGGGCGGTCAAAATTCATGAAACCGCACGAGACGCTCACGTGGAATTTTCTCCAGTACAACCTCCCCCTGACGGTCCTGCCTTCTATGGGCCGGACCCCGATCCAGAGAAGGCTGCGCGGTACGAGCTAGTCGAGTTCCTCACGCAGCAGATGCAATACCTGCCCGGCAGCACGGCTGATCGTGAGTACCGTGTCTGCAAGGAGGTACTGCGACGATTGGGATGTGCCTGGAGCGAGCACCCGATCGGCAAGTTGCACGTCGCTCTAGGCGGGCGACTCTCTCGGCGCGAGATAGAGGATGCGGTGCAGCAAATTCACGATGGATTGAAGCAAATCGCTGGTCAGCCTCTGATGTTTGTTACGGACGAGTGTGTTTTTTGGTTGGGCGTGGGCGATGGGCCGCATAGAACCAGGGAGGCACAATGTTAGGGCTGGGTGTCACGGCGTTCTCTCTGGCTTGTGTGGCGGTGGTGCTCCTTTTGACTGCCATATATCGGAAGCTGTCGAGTATTGACACAGGCTTACGAAAGATGAATCAGAGTATCTCTTCCGCTCTCTCACGTCTGGATAATCATGAGCAGAGGCTCACTCGTCTCGAACGGCTGTCGGCCTGACACGTTGGTCGTCCTCGCTCAAGGCCCTTCCTTGCTTTCCGCGGGCCTTGAGCGGATCAAGGGGCTGCCGGTGGCGACGATGGCGTTAAACACGCCGTTGCCCTGTCTCTGGCCTTCGACGTACTGGCTCTTCGCAGATCAGCACATCTGGACGGAGCGGCACCCCGATCTCTGGCCGGAGTACGAGGGGACGATTCTCACTTGTACCAATGTGCCAGCGAAGCACGTGATGGACTTCAAAGCGTTGCGAGGCTACGGATTCTCTCGCGAGCCGTTTGACGGCCTATTCCTGGGACGGTCGTGCTCGTATATCGCGCTGCAATTCGGCATCGGACTTGGCTTCGAGCGCGTCTACTTCTTCGGCCTCGACATGCGGCCGACCGATGGGTACTGCTGGTATGGGCCGAGTCCAGAGCCGAACAATCTGCCACACCAGCGTGCGGCCAAGTTCTCGATCGAGGCGAAATGGTGGGATGATGCGGTCGCGAATCACCTGACGGCGGAGGAGCTGTCTCGCGTCGTCTTGTGCGGTCTGGCCGACTGGCCATTCACCAAGCACTTCCGCAAGCTCGCACCGGCGGATGGTGTGGAGGAATTATTGCACGAGCATTCATCGGTGGAACCTGAGGGGAATTGACAACTCTATAAATTGTGTGAGAGTTCTTGCAGAATTCCAATGGCGGCTGATGCTGAGACGCTCAGCACGAAATCCTCCCAGAAGATGGAGATGCTGCCATGAGAAAGACGAAGGTTCCCGCCCAAGCCTCGGAGACGTTCCGCGTAATCAAAATCGGTTGCCGACAACGCGACCTGATTCGCTCTGCCCGCGATCTGCGAGAGCTGACTAATAAGGAGTTCATCCGCCTGTCGGTGGAGCAGGAGCTGGCTGGCCTGCTGGATGAGCTGGCTGCCATCGGCATCGAGCCCTTGGTTGATGCCGGCCCGTGCAGGCTGCCGTTCGACGACAGCGTTCTGTCGGCACTCAAGACGGCGAGTGAGCAGGTCCACATCCCTGCCGTTGCTTTATTGCGAATCTGCCTCGCTCGCTACGCCGGCAAGGTCACGACCGAGCGGCCTCGTCGCGGTCGTCGCCCCGCCAAGAAGGGAGGCAAGTCATGACCAGCAAGATCGAGCGACTCGAAGCGATGGAGATCGTCGGCAATGCCTACCACGATCAAGACCTGTTCCGGCTCGCCCACGAAATCCTGATGGACGATGCGGAGCCTGTGGCTATTTGGGGTCGCGCCCTCAAGGCGATCGACCGTGCGATGGGTTGCGACTCCGAATGGGAAGGTCTGGGCGATGAGGGGATCAGGCACGCAGTAGCTGACTACCGCCACTACGCCGCCGGGATGGAGGGCAGGTGTGACGACTAATCGAAGATAAGGGGACCGGACCCACAGCGGGGAAGCGGGCCGAGTCAGGAGGGCCGACGTGCGGGGCAGCACGCCGGCCTTTTTCATGCGCCAGCGGCCGGAGGGGGTGGGGGAGGGTCCACCTCGGCTGGCTGCCCCCGCGAGAGGGCGAAGGCCCCCGCATGCCACCCCATCCGTGTCGCAGCCCCTTGCCACTCTTGGCCTTGCGACGAGGCGGACGCCCCCCGCTCGCCCCCCGGAGGGGAATTACTCTCCGCGCGTATTGTACTGGTTAGCCGCGGCGTGCGCGCCCCGGTGGCCCGCGGGGGCTTGCGACTGTGCAGGTCAGCCCCCGCGAGCGAACCACAAGAGCGTCAATACGACGCGAAAGAGAGCCCCGACATGAGGAACTACTCACTACCGCCTAGCCCTGCACCCGCGACAGATTTTTTGCAGGCGTGGGCATGCCACACCGAGCAACTACTCTGCCACATCGAGAGGCTGCGAGGCAACGCCGCAGACGCAGGAAGAGAAAGCGCGGCCGAGCTGTTGGCCAACACTATAGGGACCATCTCAGCGGTCCTGCGAGGAGGGCACCAGGAAATCGAGCGCCTCATCGCGAAAGAGGGGACCGACCAAGGTGCCTTCCCCGACTACCTCTACGTCATCGAGCGGACTTGGGTGGGTGCCGTCCGCCTGTCGAACCTCCCGACAAACCTGCCGATGCCGGCCTTGTTCGACTTCGCAGGCGCCGGAGGATTGCGCTTCCGAGAGCCCACCCAACTCCATTGTTTGATCGAGGGCTATCGGGTCGTCGTCTCCCTGCGTCTGTGGGCGACGAAGATGTATCCTGCTGTCTGCCAATACCTCGGCATCAAGAATCCAGAGCTGCTCCCGATTGACCCGGAACTGCCGACCCTGGCGGCGTCGTTGTGGACGACGGACAGCGAGAACCTCCTATTCCGTGGCGAGCCTCAGGACGGAGGTGCCGCATGACCGAGGCCGATCGCGAGGCTCTGCTGTTTCGCTGGTATGACTACCACTTGGCAGTTGACCGTCAGATGTTCCCGCACCGCGAGCTGACGCAGGCGCGAGCCGACGACATCCTGCTGATTGCGGCCAACTTCGCCAAGAGCGGAGAAGAGCCACCGCTGCGGATTTCAACGGTGAGCGAGCTGGTTTAACCACCTGCCACACTCGCCCATGCCGCTTCTCTTATCACTGCCACAGGTCGCTGAGTTACTCGGCGCTGGCATCGGCAAACGCACGATCCAGCGCCGGGTGGCTAGCGGCGAATTCCCCAAGCCCTACAAGCTCGGTGGTCGCGCCGTGTGGAGGACAGACGACATCGAGCTGTTCGTCTCAGTCGGCTGTTCGATGGCCAACTTCCGGCGCGCCAAGACCGAACAGCGTAAGCCCCATTCAACCTAAGAAAGCTGCCTGCCGGCCTTCTCGTCTGATTCCCTGGGGGTGGCGGCGTGGTGCCGCCGCAACCCCGGAGACCAAATCCCATGAGCAAACCACGCAAGACCGTCGACAATCGTATCCGTATAACCAAACGCCGCGGAGTCTACCGACTCTATCGACGCAAGGACGGCACAGGTCACGCCATCTACTATCCCACCACCTACTCCACTACCGACCGCTCCGTCGCCGAGAAGTGGGCACGCGAGCTGGAGATCGAGGAGGCGAAAGAAAGGATCGAGGCGGCTGCCCGCAAGGCCGACGCCTACGCCGACCACCGATCCAAGCCGCTCTACCAGCTCGATGAGGACAGCAATCTTGTTGGCGGCCACCTGTTCGATTTGATCGAGACCCTTCGGACCGCTGGACGGAGCAAGAAGCATGTCCGCGACACCCGCGAGCGAACGCTTAAGGTGCTGATCGCCGCCAAGATCACCACGTGGGATCAACTCGATGCCACACTCGTCCAGGTGACGATCGCAGGCTTTCGCTACCGCACCCAGCGGGCTGGGAAGAGGAGGTACAAAAAACCCGAAGCACGCCCGACCTTACTCAACCAGACTCGACGGTACTGTCTGCGAGCCGTCAGACAGTTCAGCGCGTGGTTGGTCGCTCAGAACCGAGCACCACGCGATCCCCTCTATGGCCTCAAGCCGAACAGGGTTTGGAAGAGTAATGCTGCCAAGCACCCCCGTGATGTGCTGACCGAGAATCAATTCCAGCAACTCATCGCAACCACCTATGCCTCGCAAACGATCGTCGAGGATTACGACGGCCGGACCCGCGCTCTGCTCTATCTGCTGGCTGTCGGCCTAGGCTTCCGTCGTCGGGAGCTGTCGAGTTTGACGAGCCAGAATTTCCGTGGTCTCGACGGTAAGCAACCTCTTGCGAGCCTGGAGCCAGATTGGAGCAAGCACCGACAAGAGGACGAGCTACGCCTCGATGCCCGACTCGCTCAGATGGTCAAGGCGCGGTTCGATTCGCTACCGCCTGGCTCCAGGCTGTTCCCTGGTCTAATCACCGACGAGAACGAGAAGGACACCGCTAAGATGATCCAGCGCGATCTCGCCGAGGCCGGCCTGCCGTACAAGACGGAGCAGGGCAAGTTTTTGGATTTCCACAGCCTGAGACATTACTACTGCACGGGCTGTGTCCGAGCGGCGGCGAAGGCTGGTATCCCGCTTAAGGCTGTGCTCAAGCTGACGCGGCACTCGTCGGTCGAGCTATTGAGTCGGTACACGCACACTGATGACGAGGAGACTGAGACGATCCGGCGGGGGCTGCCGGCTCTGCCGATTCCGGAGGGGTTGGCGTGAGCCTCGGAACGGCTTTCGTGTACGCTTTGTGTACAGCGGACCCGCCTGCTTGCGAGCGGAGGCGGGGGAGCCGCGTTTTTTCGAGCACGCCCGACAGGACTCGAACCTGTAACCGGCGGATTAGAAATCCGCTGCTCTATCCTATTGAGCTACGGGCGCGTGCTTGTTTTTGCCTTGATTCTGCCGATTTTTGTAGTACCCTAGAGTAGTGGTGTAGTGAAGCTACACCGAAGACTACACCGACTACACCACTTCTACACCCGGCACTACACCCCGTCAAGCACCATGAGCAAAGCCGCCAGTCCCAAGCCGCAAAAGCCGTCGAAAGGCTTCCCCTTGTTCCCGCATGCGTCCGGCCAGTGGGCGAAGAAAGTTGACGGCAAGCTTCGCTACTTCGGTTCATGGGATGACCCACAGGGAGCGCTGGCAAGGTATCTCGGCACTGCTACACCCGCAAAGGTAGCACGCATCGTCAAGCCGCAAAAGCCGTCGAAAGGCTTCCCCTTGTTCCCGCATGCGTCCGGCCAGTGGGCGAAGAAAGTTGACGGCCAGACAAAGTATTTCGGATCGGTGGCCAGAGACCCCAAGGGCGAAGAGGCATTGCAGCGCTATACGGACAAGCTCGCGGGCCGGCAGACCGTGACGGGGAGCTTGAAGCTTGTCGATCTGGTCAATGCGTTTCTCGCAGCGAAGGAAAAGCGGGTTGAAAGCGGGGAGCTTTCGCCCCGAACGTTGGACGACTATGCCAACGTGTGCCAGCAAGTCTTGACTGCTCTGGGTCCACAACGACACGTGACCACGTTGCGGCCGGCCGACTTTGAGGGGCTACGGGCGCACTTTTCGAGGACTCATGGGGCCGTCCGGCTCTGCAAAGACATTACGTGCGTCCGCACGCTGTTCAAGTACGCCTACGATTCAGAGCTGGTTGACCGCCCTATCCGATCCGGGCCGGAGTTTCAGCGACCGAGCCGCGTTGCCCTGCGAAAGCTTCGGAATCAGAACGGCCCCCGCATGTTTGAGGCTGCAGAGATACGGGCCATGCTCGCGAGCGCCGGCCCCCAGCTTCGGGCAATGATTTTACTGGGCATCAATGCGGGACTCGGCAACTCCGATCTAGTCAACCTGGAACGCAGGCACCTAGACCTTGAAAACGGCTGGCTCAACTTCCCGCGGCCGAAGACCGGCATCAATCGGCGTTGTCCACTGTGGCCTGAAACCATCGAAGCGCTTGCAACCGTTCTGGAGAAGCGTAAGACCCCGAAGGATGAATCGGACATCGTTTTTGTCACGAAGCGGGGCAACCATTGGGGTTCTAAGGGCGAGCATCCTCGCGACAACCCAATCTCGAAAGAGATGGGCAAGCTGCTCCGCAAGCTTGGGATCAAACGACCTGGATTGGGGTTTTACGGGCTGCGTCATACGTTCGCGACAATTGGCCAGCGCACGCGCGATAAGGATGCCGTCCGGGCAATCATGGGGCACGTTGAGCAAGCCGGCGATATGCTGGCCGTTGCCTACACCGAAGAGGCAATTGGCGACGAACGGTTGGCGGCCGTTACCGAATACGTTCGCCGTTGGCTCCGAAAAAAGGTCTAGCGATTGGCGCCGGCCTGCGTCGCGAGCTTGGGGAGCTTGACGCAGGCCGCGGCGGGGCATTCTCTCGCGACGCTGTGAACCGTCGCCACTCTTCTAGCTCGATGCGCCATTGCGGGCGGCCGCGCGGGTTGCTCGCGACGTTGACCGCTCTAAGCTCGCCGCTCGCAATCCAAGCGTAGAGCTTATCCGGCCCGATGCCGTAGAGCTTCGCGAGCGTCAAGGGGCTGAGAGCTTGCTGCATACCCCGTAAACAGCCGTTTGACCGGCCGGGTTCCCTGCGTTTTCTGGGAACCCGGCGGCCCGTTTTGCTGTTTGAGGGCGACGCGCGTCAAACGGACGCTGGCGGCTGGCGAGCGCACCCGCCAGCGTCCGTTTGCCGCGTCAAACCTTCCCGCGGCCGGGCAACCAGCGTCGAAAGGGCTGCGACCCGCGTGCCAACGGACAAAAGCCGCTCGATCGCTATATTTGACCCACCCAGGATACGTCCTCCTCGCCGAAAGAGGGGTGTACTCCAAAGCCACAGACCGCCAGGCTACACCCGCCCGCGGGTGTAGTGGTGTAGCTTTGGGTGTAGCCAAACGCCAGAAAGCCGCAAGAATCCCGCGAAAATGGCCCGTTTTCAGGCGATAGGCCAGCGGTCTACTTATCCAAGGGGCTGGCGGCTTGGGGCTCGCGATCGGTGCAATCGGCTTTGGCGCCAGAATCGTCAGTATCGGTGCAAGCGGCAAAGGTGCTAGATGCTGTGGGACCGGTGCAAGCGTCAAAGTCGATCGAATCGGGGCCCTAGCAGGGGGTTGAGAAGCGCGCTATAACCGCGAGCGTGGCGCCCGGTGTTGTGGCGCGCTTAACGGCGTGGCCGCAGGCCGCAGGCCGCAGGCCGCAGGCCGCAAGCTCCGTGTTTACAGGTACTTGGGAGCGGTCGGGCGTCGGGCGTCGGGCGTCGGGCGTCGGGCGTCGGGCGTCGGGCGTCGGCGAGCCAGGCCGCGACCAGCGTGGACAGAAAGTGTACAGCGTGGACAGAAAGTGTACAGCGTGGACAGAAAGTGTACAGCGCCAAAACGGTAACCCCCGACTAAACAAATCTGTAAACGACGTAAACCCTTAGCACTGAAGCACTTATATATATATATTTGAATTTTTTTATAGCTTTAGCTCCTCTATCTATATATATATACTTGTAAAATAGTAATATCAATAGTGTCTATAGAAGGAAACCCGGAAAATCTCTAAAACGCTTAAGCACTAAA